TCTAATTAATACACAGCCCTTATATCGTTTACCGCTTTACTTAACATTATTAAGATAATGGATAATAACAAGATAAACACTACCTATGGTTGTGTCGCATTGGTGTGCGACTATGGTCATGCGCTCAGGAGCATCAGTCAATCTACACTTTTATGTGCTCGTTGTCTGAAGGTTAAGGTTCATCCAGCTGATTTGAACCTGGCCGGAGCTTGCGTCGCGAAATATGAAACCGTTTTGATACGTGTACCGGTGGCATCTATGAATATTGCCACTTTGCTTTTTGCACCTTTGTGTTCCCCTTTGATATTGGAACACATTAGGACTAAACAAAAAGATTGGACACAAGATCTCGACGCTAGGTTCAATTCGCTTGATTCTAGGGGTCGCGAAATCTTTAATTCATACAATACGAGATTGTTAGGCTTGAATATGGACAAGTTCTGGAGCAGATTTCCGCTCCCAGTAGTCCAACAACATTCTGACAACTTAATGAAGATTATGGATTATTATGATTTCTTGAATGTCACTCCTGGATCACATGCTTTTGCTGATGCAGTGTTAGAGCTAGCCGGATTGGTTGCTCAATACTTGGTCGACAACACACCTGCCCCCTTAAGCTTGGGACAAAGCCAGGACCTCGCGTCCGCCATCACCACTTCTAACGTTACCATCATCGCTGATGGATCTATCACACCATTGCCTGTGAGCAATAATGGTGTGCCGTCAGCACCTGTTGTGTTTCAACAGGACAAGATTGATGAATTCAAGCGAGCAGCACTGCGCACACTAGATCAGTCATCTGATGATGATTGCAGCTCTAGTGTACCTACTCGCGTAACAACCCCTGATGACGTTGATGATTTAAATGATGATAAATGTAATTGCAAAGGGTACCAACGTGCCATTGTTAATCTCATCCATTTGGTCGACAGCTTACAAAAAGAGTTGAAAATACAATATACATTTGTACTTAACTTAAGTGAGCGTGTCGAACAACTGGAACAGATTACTAATCAAGGAACCACAGCCCTTGGTGATCTTGCAATTGCACTATCCGACCATAAGAAATCTGACCACAACGCCGTAGTCGCCACAACTACAACAACACCGCTTGTGCCTGTTGTAATTGCTGGAGAAGAGGAGAAAACAAACGACGAAAAACCACCGGAAAACGTCGATGTAGAAGAGGAGAAGCAAATGGAGCAGCTACCTCTTCGACCATACACCATCAAGCATGTTCCTGGCGATGAAGCCAAACGTCTTGTTGCTGAATGGAAGTTGAATGTGGAATTTACCGGAACCACACAAAAACCACACCCAAAAGCTTATTTGGAAAGACTCGCGGCTTGCATAGCGCTTTTCAAACAAATGAACGAGGATGGTATTCGATCTTTCGTAGATGTTGGTGCTGATGCTGTTAGAACCGCTAACATGCTTTATCAAGCCCGTGCTGATATGGAATTTCATGCCATGATGCCTTATGTTCATAGGGGTGACACGATGCGGCAGCGAGAGGCTGCTGCATACTTGGACCAAAGAAGGAATGCCTTTACAACTTGCGAGCATTTGTTTGCCACTTGCAAGTGTATGTTACAATATCAAGCCCGAAACGTAACACTTGGCGCTGTAGATCTTTACCACTCCATCACCAATGACACTCGTTCAACTCCTGTCATTGAGAAATGTTATGATGCGTTATTCTTTTGCCATAGTATCTATTATATATCACCTAGCGATTTATCAACCCGCTTACACCATACAAGTAAGAAGGTTGCCTACGTTATCGCTCATGAGTTTGATGTATTGGGAAACTTGTGTGAAGGGGAACTATCATATTACACCGATTTCGATGGAATGTTAATGACGGTAGCTGACGGACAGTCTACAGTATACCGACACCCAGACCCGGCATGGTTGGGTTGTCAAACGTATGTGGATCCCAAAAGTAAAACTGCGCTAGAGATTGAAAAACTCTGCACAGTCGGCTCTTCGTGTTTATACAGGATAGTACCATCCCGTGTAATCCATGACCCTTATTTACGACCTACACCCTTCGGAGAAATTGAAAAATTGCCTCACAAACTTGTGACGTCAATGAACAATTCATATTCCGAGACTAGAGGTGCTGAAACCTTTCAGTCCATAAATAGAGCATTTCGCATGCCCGTTGATTTGCGCGCTGTTTCAATACGCCGTATATCCGGGAAGGTTGCTTATATCACTACTTGTGGGGACGACGAAAAGAGAACCGTCGTTACGTTACCTGCTGGCATTATAGCAAAAGTTGCTGAAGCCAGGATAGGAAAAGCATTAACTCCCGAAGTTTACCAAACTGCGATTCGACAAGCACGTGCTTATCTTGCTAACATAAGACTACCGCCTGATTTTAAGACTATGGCTATTATCACTGCGGCGGCAATTGGCATGCACACAGGTGCTCAAGAGGAAACAAAAGTTCTGGCTACTGTGAATCGGGATCACCGTGGAGTGAACGAGGGCCTTCAACACGCCCTCGGGTTTGGTGCTTTTGAAGATGAGGGATGCTGCTATTCCATGATACCAACGTGTTTCTTCCCAGGAACGTTGGGAGTCAAACAGGATAAGGCAAAAGCTTGGGGAACCTCACTCGCAAACGGGTTGGCTGCAAATACAGCTGAAAATTCCATACCCCTACATGATGATAATGTCATCCCGGCTAACACCACTCTTAAGACCAAAGATGCAGATTTTAAGATGGCTAGTTCGGCTAAGATGACGGTAGGTGAATAGGAAATCGGGCGGGAAATCAAACCCCCAATTCGCGTAATAGGTATCGCTTTTAGTACTATTGTCCCAACAATGATTAAACCTGATCTTGCTGCTGCTATTAACGCCATCAAGAAGAGGATATTGAATGATTTTAGCACTAAATACAGTCTCGACGACGTTATTAAGAATTGGTTGGTTTTAACACATTCGTTGTTTAGATCTCCCGTAGCCCAGTATTTTCCAACCGATACAAACCCCTATATTGAAGATGGTTTGTATACTGACGAGTTCTTCAATCGATGGGTGGATCGATTCCCAAAATCCACCAGGAAGATGTTGATTGACGCCAGAACTGATCTGGAAGCTAGACCTATAATGAAAAGAGATTTTTCTGTTCAAGTTATTACGAAGATAGAAAAATCTGGTTACATTGATCTTGCTTGGCCTCGTAAAGACGCCCGTGCGGTTAACAACTGTACTCCTCGCGCTAATGCTGCTACCGGACCTTATTATTGGGCTTTTTCA